ATCTGCATCTCAAATTGAAACTACAGTTACTGCTGTAGTTAAGGGTCATGGATTTGTTGTAGGTAATTCCATAACTGTAGCAGGACTTACTGGTGTGAGTGGTGGCACAATGCCAAATGGCACACAAACAGTTACAAGCGTTACTGGTGATACATTTACTTACACTGCTACTGCTGCATTGCCATATTACACGATAGCTGCTCCAGTTAATGCTACGGCAGCGTCTTGGGGTGTTGGTGGAGTTATTACAATTACAATTAACTCCCATGGACTCGGAGCAAGTGGATGGGCAAATATTAGTGGCTTTACTGGTGCTGATAACATATTGAATGGAAACTATCTATTCACACGGGTAAACTCCAACCAACTTTCGTTTGTTGTTGCGGCTTCTGCATCTGTAACATACCAGACTCCAACATTGTCTCAGATGACATATGATTTTGTGACAACTGGAGCTACAGCTCGCAATCCTACTCGTGATGGTCAACAAATTGAGTTTGGTGGTAGTTTTAGCGTAGGTGGTGGTTTTATTCACCAACCTGCTCCTCCTTGGGGTACATATTTCCAGCGCAGATTATGGGTTCCATTTTACTACACTCCTGCTGGGACGTTTAATGCGCCTACCTATACGAATAGGAAGATTACCGATGAACTATCAGTTTCTGACATCCTAGATAGCCACACGTTCGACCAGATTGCCAATCAGTTCAGGATTACTGGAGGAACTGCTGATTACCTTGTTTCAATGCAGGGATTCTATGATGACAAACTGGTTGTCCTGAATCGTAACAGCTTACATTTGATAAGCGGGACTGTTGGCAGCTTGTCAGATACTAAGGTAACAGCATTGACTGACGAAGTTGGGTGCTTGGCGAGGAAAAGCGTTGTCATGAAAGGTAACGCTATGTTCTTCCTGTCAGATGAAGGTGTTTATGCTGTAGAGTTCCTGAATGATTACAACCTTAGGGGCGCAGACGAACCTATTTCTAAGAACATCCAACCGTATATTGACAGAATCAACAAAAATTTAGCCAAGGATGCGGTTGGAGTTCTTTTCAATAACAGATATTATCTTGCAGTAGCGTTAGATTCCACGGCAGGGGCCAATAATGCCATCGGAAACAACACAATTTTGGTGTTTAACTTCCTAAACAAAGGATGGGAGTCGATTGACACCTTTGGAGCTGGTGATTTCTTGATAAAAAACATTCTTATTGGTAGTGCTGCTGAGAGAAATAGCATTTATGCAGTAACCTCTTTGGGTGGACTACATGAATTGGAGGCAACGGAAAGCTCTCTTGACAATATTTTGTCTTCTGGTGTTGCAGCTAGCTTTTCAATTAACTCTTCATTGACAACTAGAGGTTATTCTTTAGGGAATCTTGATCGAAAACGATTTACCGATGGTCAAGTTACCATGCAGTGCATTGATGGAGGACTTGGAGAATATGCCATATCATTTGCAGCAGAAGATCCCGACAACAATCAACCAATTGGAACAACGACTGCTTTTCTTAATGGAACCGTTCTTGGAACTGGATGTGCTCCCGAAGATGAAACTGGAAACATTAGATTTCGTCTTGGTGGAATTAGAGGTTATCTTGGAAGCCTAACCTTGACACGAACAATCGGCTCCCCTAAGATCACCTCGATTAAGGTCACTGGTTCCGTGACAAATAGACAAATCATTTCCCAAACATAATATGCCCGGAGTCGTAGAAACAACCGATACCTTTGCCACTAATCAGGTAATTACAAGTACGTTGATGAATAACATCATCGACCAGACGTTATTCACAAGTGATGCTCTTGCGAATAGCACGCTTGCGTTGACTGCTGGGAAGATGAAAGTAGCAACAAGTGGCATTACATCAAATGAGATGGGTGTTGCGGCTATTACTGCCAACGCGATTGCCGCCGATGCTGTGACTACGGCAAAAATTCTAGACGATAGCGTAACTACTGCAAAGATTCTAAATGCCAACGTAACTACCGCAAAGATTCTTGATGCTAATGTCACGACTGCAAAAATTGCAGATGCAAACATTACCGCTGCAAAGTTGGATGGGGCGCAGACTGGAACCGCTCCTATTTACGGTATCAGAGCATGGGCAAATTTTAACACGCAAGCAAATTCCGATGTCTCTGGGACATACTCTCGATCTGGAACTACCATTACAATCACGGTCACGGGACACGGGTTGATTGTAGGAAATCTTATTTTTATCGATTTCACTTCTGGTGGCATTACCATTGATGGCCTTTACCAAGTGGCAACCGTTACTGATGCTAACATCTTTACTGTTACAAGCGTAGCATCCGGGTCGGCATCTGGAAACGTAACTCTTAAGAGAAAAACAATTAGGGCCAGTGGCAACATTTCGTGCATCTCTGCTGCCGCCTCAAGTCCTACGATTCCACCATCTTCTAGTGATTCGCCCCAAGACGGTTACTATGTGGCTAATTTTGCAATTGCCATGCCAAGTGCAAACTATTCAATTCTCGGGACTTGTGCTACAACGGCAGCTTTTGTAAATTCTGCCGGCAACAAGGTGCTATCCGGGTCGCCAAACAACGCTCAAAGTTGTAGGGTGTTGACTGTTGATACAAGCAACAACGATCCAGTAAGCAATCTTCATAACAGTATTTCCATTATCGGATGAATCCTCATCTAGCAACTGCTATTAACCTTTATGAATCAAACGACATCGACATTAAAAGCCTTATTCTTTGGCACTTGTGTCATGGGATTGTTGTCTGTAATCCTAAAGTTTTTGCGCTATGCTTCCACTCCAATAGTAACAATCTTGAAAAAGCTGTGCAATTTGAAGAATCAAATACACTTTACGTTACTATGTGCTGTGGAAACATGTCTAGTGGACTTAGGGTTTTTCGAGATAATTATGATTACATTTCTTTCCGCAGGGATTTCAAAGGATCATCCCGCACTCGCTTGCTAAGCATGAAAAAATTCTACTCAAAACTACAATAATTATGGGATCAGCACCAAAAGTAAAAGCTCCTAAGATGGATATTGGCGCAGACATTGGAAACTACGTTTCTGGAATGTCTAAATCACTGCCGAAGATATTATCGCAAGAACAAAAATTCCGCCCTCAGTTCCAAGGACTCAACCTTAGTGACATTCAATCGTTTCTAAGTGGCATTGGTGGTCAAGAAGGAATTTTTGCCCTTAGCAATCAAGCGGCGCAGCAAGCTGGCATGGGACTAGGCGAAGCTCGTCAAGCAGAACTCGGTCAGATGACTGGGCAAGCAGGACTCACCAGAGGCTTAATGCAGGCTCTTTCCCCAGAGCAGGCATATGCAGTTCAAAATGCAGATGCGGAAGCTAGACGGGCGTATGCGTCCTCGCAATCACTAAACCCACAAGAACAACGTGGTTACGAACAAGCTGCTAGAGAAGGAGCTTCCGCCGCTGGCAGGATTGGCGGTAATGCCGCAATCGCATCTGAAGTGATGGGTCGAGAGGAAATGCTTGCTAAAAAAAGGGCGGAAGCCGCACAAGCAGCGCAGAACTCGTATAACTTTTCGCAAGGATTCTACACGCAACCTGGTCTTAACCTGCTTGGTTCTGCGCCAATGGCGTATCAACAAGGACAAAACTTCTTGCAGACTGGACTAGGTGCTATTGGCGCAGGAACACCGCAGTTGTTTGATACATCTGTTGGATTGAATCTTGGTGCGGCTCAAAGGGCAAATCAACTAGCAGCACAATCTGCCAATGCACAGGCACAAGCAGCGCAAAATGCCGGAATCATGAGTGCAATTGGAAATGTTGGCGGCGCAGCATTTGGTCTTGGTGGAATTTTTGGAAAATAACAATATGGCAGCTTACGGAAAAGGACAAATGCTAGGATCAGGAATCAACACTGAGTCATTCAAACAAGATTACAGTGGATTCTCTCGCGCTGCAGAGATCCAAGCGCAGGGATTGTCTAATCTTGGTGGTAGTATTGCAGGGGCAATTAAAGACTTTGGAGAAACCAAGAAAGAACAGAAGAAAGTAGACGCTTACAATAAAGCGTCCGCTAAAGCAATCGAGGCGGCAATAACTCTAGGAGATTCGTATGGAATTACTGGTGCAGAGCAAACTCTCCGTCCGTTTTTGTCCGCTTACAATGATCCTAATCTTAGTCCTATCGAGAAAGCAGCAATGCTTGATGAAGGAAAGGCAATGATTCCCAACGTGTTCGGAAGATTCGATAAGAGTCAGGCAATGGCTATTGAGAATGCAAGAAATGCTCCACCATTACCTTCTCCTCTTACGTTTAAGGATGAGCTCTTAAAGACTGATAAGGGTGATGTTTTGGTAAAACAAGGAAGTGATGGTCAAATATATGATCCAATAACAAAATATCCAATTTTGGATTTGCCAGCTTTTGGAAGAGGAGAATCTCCAGAAGTTTTTTCCAATCAACTAGGTTCCGAAGCTGCCAATCAAATTGTTGCAGGAATGAATCTTGTTGCCTCGCCTAGCATGGGAACTTCCGCAGATGGCGGTCCTGGAGTCTTGCCGCAAAAACCAGATACAAATACTGAATCTGCAAAATTGATAGCTGAAGCTAGCGGAATGGGTGGGACAACAAGTGATGTTCCTGAAGGCTTATCTCCTCTTGGTGGTGGAAATGTTGCCAAACAAGCGCGGGGAGCTATGATTGTTGACGGACCACCCACAACAGACAAACAAGCAAAACCTATTCAGCCACTTATCCCTAGGTACATTAGCAATGAGCCAAAGGATGGCCAGACCGGGACTGTAATGAATCAAGATCAAATCAATCAGCTTGTGTCACAAGGAGCAAAACTTGATGCGATTCCAATGGCAGATGGTAGGTTCCTTGTAACTTCAGCAACTATTGGTGGCAAGCCAATGGTTGAAGTGAACACCGGAGTATCAGACCAACAAAAACGTGCTGAAATGGTTGATAAAGATTTATTCGATCAAAAGAAACAACTTCAAGGTGCTGTGCAAAATAAAGACAATATCAAAAAAATGATAAGTCTTATTGATGAAGGTGTAAAAACTGGATTTGCTCAAGATGCAATAATGCAATTTAATAGAGCATTTGGCAAAGACGTTTCAAATTCTGAAACATTTAAGTCTGTATCTGGAAACCTTGCTATGGGATTTATCAATCTTACCAAAGGTGCCATCTCCGACAAAGAGATGGCATATTTCACTACTGTTTTGGCTCCTAGTCTTGGCAATACTGAAGAAGGAAATAGAAAAATAGGAGAATTTATGCTTAAAGCAGTTGAAAAAGCTGAAAAAGCTGAAAAAGCAATATCTGAAGGAATGCGACAAAAGAAAAACGCGTTCGATATTGATGAAGAAGTAAACAAAATTAGAAATGGGGAAGATTTGATTCCTGAATCTGCAGTTGCCCCAAGTATCAATTCACAATCTATTTATGAAAAACACGGAGTCAAATGAGCGAACTGAAACAAAACAAAGCGGCTATTGAAGACGAGTTTCGTAAAATCAACGAAACCAATAAGGTTATCAGTCAAAAACTTGACGCAGCAAAGG